GTAACTAGAGACATTGGTATTGGTATGAAAACTATAAAAGTTAACATACCAGCTGGTATAAAAACTGGACAGAAATTAAAACTAAAGGGCTTAGGACAACGTGGGCAGACTGAAGATCTTAACGGTGATCTTATCATGACAATAGAGGTTTTAAATGATAACAACTTTTTCATAGATAATCAAGGATTACATACTATTAATAATATATCTTTTTATGATGCAATACTTGGTGGGAAAGGAACTCTTGATTGTTTTAATAAAGTTATAACTTATACAATACCACCAGGTACCGCTAATGGGAAAGTGCTACGAGTTAAAGGTAAAGGTTTTCCCATATACAAACAAGATGGTAAATTTACAGATTTGTTAATAAGTATTATAGTAGATATACCAACAGACTTGGATCTCGAGGATAAAGCAATGATACAAAAAATAAAAAATAAACACAATGGAACAAGGTAGTGGTTTTAATGACGAATTCATCAGGAGTCTTTTATTAAATTTAGAATATTCAGACTATAATCAGTTTATGGAGCTCTCATATCATGTAGTGATGCAAAGTCCTAGTGTCATTTTTAGAATGAATGATGCAGTTGAAAATAAAATAGAAAGCATAGATGGTTTGATTAAATATTTTGAAAGTATAGAAGTATATGAAAAGTGTACTAATTTACAAAAAATCAAATCTATGCTACTTCTTAATTCATCGTTTGATAGTGATGATATATAAAACTAATTAAATTTACTCCATATAACTAATAAAAATAACTATGACAATATTAGAATTTATATTTCAATCATTCTGGCATTTTATTGGTTCTGTGTTTCTTTTGGCTATTATAGTTCAATGGAAACCGTTTGGATCGAGTAGGCAAGGATTGACTAATAAACAATTTGATAAATTAGTCGAAACATTAGCAAAGAAAAAGAAGCCTGAAACCGATGCATAGGGATCAGGATCGAAGCCCCCAGATGACGGGTCTATTTAATATTAACCTCAACTGCTTTCGAGTTTGTTGAATTGTTAAATAGATTGGCGCGGACGTTGGTCGAATCGTTAGTCGGATTAGTTGGTAACTCTAAGGTGTATCTAAAAGTTACAATTGCAGGCGTGGTGGAATTGGTAGACACGCTAGATTTAGGATCTAGTGCCGCGAGGTTTGAGAGTTCGAGTCTCTCTGCCTGTACCATAGACTGTTTGATACATTTTTTAAGAATTCCATAGATATATAATATATGGAAAACAAAAAGAAAAAAGCAGACAGAAAAAAGAATCATATCATATATAAAACCACGTGTTTAATTACAAAACGGTTTTATATAGGTATGCATTCAACAGATAACTTAGATGATGGTTATAAAGGATCAGGTAAGCGTTTAAGATATTCTATTAATAAACACGGTGAAGAAAATCATGTCACAGAGATCTTAGAAACGTTACCTAATAGAAAGGCATTAGCTGCTAGAGAAAAAGAAATAGTTAATGAAAGGTTTCTTGAAGATCCACAATGTATGAATTTAGCAATTGGAGGAAATGGAGGTATTCACAACGAAGAGCATTATAAAAAGTTTAAAGGATCTGGTAATATAGCTTATATAAGAAAACTAAAAGAAGATCCTGATTTCCGTAAGAAAGTAGCTGACAGAGTGTCTAAACAATCAATAGGAAACAATTACGGTGCCGGGAATAAATCGTTTACTGGTAAAAAACATAGTCCTGAAACTATAGAGAAAATGAAAAAATCCATGTCCATACATGGGCATGGCAAAGGAATACGTAATTCACAATTTGGAACATGCTGGATAACTGATACTATTGAAAGCAAAAAGATAAAAAAAGGTGATAATATTCCTGAAGGTTGGAAATTGGGCCGAAAGATAAAATAGTAGATGTCCTATGGTGTAACTGGCAACACGTCTGCTTTTGGTGCAGAAGAGTCGAGGTTCGAGCCCTTGTGGGACAACAATAGGAAGTAAGGTAAGCGCACCTTTTTAATGTCAGAACACATTAAACCTATTTTTTGGTAGTTTTAAGATTGTTAATAACTTTTTGAAAATAACAAGATTTTATAGTTCAGAACCGATAAAAATTGATTATATTTATATTATAATAATTAAACAAACGGAAACTATGGAACATATGAACAAAAACTTTTTCAATCTTAAAACCTTCCTTGATGAAATGAATTCTTCATCATCAGGTAATCACAAAATTGCAACTATCCGCAAACATGGTGATAATGACTTTATCCAAAAAGTCTTTTACTATACCTATAATCCTTATAAAAAATACGGAGTAACATCTAAGAATTGTAAAAAGAATTCTGATTTACTAGGTCACTCAAATACTTATGGTAACATATTTAATTTGTTAGATGATTTAGCAAACCGAGTTGCTACTGGGCATACTGCAATTGCAAATGTTAATCGTTATATTTCTGAACATAAGGAATATGAAGATATTATTTATAACATTATTGATAGAGACCTTAAAATGGGTGCATCTGCAAGTTCAGTTAACAAAGTATTACCGGAACTCATACCAACATTCAAGGTTGCATTGGCAAATCCATATAATCCAAAACGTGTAGATTTCAAAAGTGGAGAATGGTACGGTTCTAGGAAATTAGATGGAGTTCGATGTATTTGCCGAAAGGAAGGTAACACCATAACTTTCTTTTCAAGGAGTGGTAAAGAATTTTTAACATTAGCAAATTTAGAAAAAGAAATTCTAACTATACCAGGAGACTTTATATTAGACGGCGAAGTCTGTATGGTTGATAAGAACGGTGCTGAGGATTTCCAAGGAGTTATGAAACAGATCAGGAAAAAGGATCATCAAATAGAAAATCCTAAATTCTTTGTTTTTGATTATCTTACACTACAAGAATTTGATGAAAAAGAAGGTTATACAAATTTAACTGAAAGGTTGAATAATGCATTTAACAGTTTTCCTAAATCAATTAATTCTGATAGAGTCGCAATCTTACCACAAATACAATTAACAACCGAAGAACAATTTACCGAAATGGCTAAAGAAGCTGAGGATGCAGGATTTGAAGGAATCATGGTTAGGAAGAATACTGGCTATGAAGGAAAAAGGAGCCATAATCTATTAAAGGTTAAAAAATTCCATGATGCAGAATATACTGTCTTAGAAACAACAAGCGGAAATATCCGATGGACAGAAAACGGTAAACAAGTTGAAAGGGAATGTCTAAGCAATATTACAATCGAACATAAAGGCTGCCGAGTAAATGTTGGATCAGGATTCTCAAAAGAACAAAGAGAAAAGTACCACGCAAACCCTGAATTGATAATTGGTAAAACTGTCACCATACAATTTTTTGAAGAAACTCAAAATCAGAACGGCGGTTATTCATTAAGGTTTCCGGTTTTAAAACATGTTTATACCAATGGGCGTGATTGTTAAACCAACTATATGCTACAAGACATCTAATGAACTTAGATTTTATTAATGATATAATAAATATATAAAGAAATAAGTAACTTTAAATTATGAAAAGAAATGATATTACCATCTTTGATGTAGATGACACTCTTGTTATTACCAGGAGTAAAATCAAAGTACATAACCCAACAACTGGTTTTAACGCTGAGCTTACACCACAGGAGTTTAATACATTCAAGAAAAGACCTAATGACAAAATGGACTTTTCAGATTTCCAAAGTTTAGATATACTTAAAGCTGGTAAAATTATAGAATGGGTATTTTCAATACTAAGGAGAACTATAACAAAAGGGAAGCCTGTAGGTATTATTACTGCACGAGATGATTCGTCTCTTATCCAACAATTCTTAAGTCACAATGGGATAAACATTAACCCTAATTATATTTTTGCTATTAATGATCCTGCATTAAAACTTAAAGGTTCAACTGCTGAGAGAAAAAAAGAGGCATTTAGAAAATTTATTGATATGGGATTTAATAACTTTACATTTTTTGATGACGATAGAGAAAATATAAATTTGGCCAATTCTTTAAATAAAGAACCAGGTATTCAAATGAAAGCTAAACTAATTAAACAAAAATGGATTCCAAAGTTCGACGACTTCAAATAAAAATAGAAACGTTTACTAAGATTCTCGAGAATATAAGAGATCTTTCCAGTTCATCAACAACAAAGGTTGGGTGTATTGCACTCAGGAAGGATTTTAGTAAAATTGCCAGTTTTGGTTATAATGGATCTTATAGTGGTGCAGGATTAAATGCTGAAACTGGAACAGAAGAGGATAGCCTCATACCAGGTGAAAGCGGGTTTATCCATGCCGAAGTAAATATGATTGCTAAGTTCAAAGAATACGATCCAGAAAATTACATAGTAATTTTAACTTTGTCGCCATGTAAGATGTGTACCAAGATATTAGTTAATGCAGGGTTTAAGCATGTTTATTGGGTTGATAACTACAGAAACTTAGATCACTTGGATATCTTTGACCAATGCAAAATCACAAACGGTCCTATATCAAATCTTGTAAAAGACTACCCCCTTATCAAAGACTGAATATATAAAAAAAAGTATACCACATTGATTTTAGAAGGGATAACATTTAAACTAGCACTGGACTTTTTCATCTTTTTAAAAAAGAATCGCATAACTGCAACAAGCATTAAAGTTGATTTTTTTGATAGAGTGAAACACCAATACATTGATTTTGCAGATGTTGCAGCGATGCAATTGCATTATAACAATAACTACATACCTCTCAATAACTGTAACTTGGGAGATTTAGTTTCGATATCATTCTTTAAGGCAACTAGTGAACTCTACGATTTTACAACTGAATTCAAAGCGTTTGATGTTACATCTAATTTAAAATTGGAAAATGGATCCGCTTATGACCGACAGCGTAATGCTGGTAGAAAGATACTTATTGACAGACAAGTCCAGCTAATAAAAAATGCTGTTGCTGATTATGTTAAGTATTACACTGAATTAAAATTCATTTACACGACTGGGATTTATTCGCCATGTTATGCCATACCAGGCTGGTCTGAGAACACATGGTATCTTAAATCATTTAGAGAGGCATTCACAACCAGTAGAGACACTGCTCAGTTTCCTTATAGCAATATAAAAATAGAGGAATTCCCCCCGAAATAAAGATACTAATAAA